GATGACGGGTTATTGTTGTAATGGATAAGGCGTTGCGGCAGAAAGTGTTTGAGCGTGACACCCATTGCGTTAAGTGTGGCCGATTCCTTTACGATGGTGTCGCCTGCCACCATAGGAAACTACGCAAACACGGTGGCCCAGATAGCCTCTCTAACCTTGTCGGGTTGTGCTCAACGTGCCACAACATTGCCCCCGAGAGCGTGCACCAAAACCCGCAAACATCATACGAGGCAGGATATTTAGTGCCATCGTGGGCGACACCCGCAGAATGGCCGCTGAAACTCGCAGACGGCCGGTTAGTGTATTTACAAGACGATGGAACCATGATCGAAACTACAGGGAGAAAAAATGTCTGGTGAACCGACTATCCAACTCACGGGCTTCGTGTATAAAGATCCGGAGTTGCGTACCACGAAAACTGGTGCGACAGTAGCAAAATTTAAACTGAAGGTCACACCGTTTAATAGCAAAACGCAGGAACGCAAAGAGGCATCGTGGTATCAGATCAACGTGTGGCAGGCTAACGCTGAACGTGTCGCGGAGACCGTAAAAGAAAGCGACAGGGTAGTGGTGAACGGGACTCTAGAAATGGAGTCCTACGAGAAAGACGGGCAGAAACGCACTGTGCCTGTTGTGACAGCGTACACAGTTGGCGTGCTACCTGCCGCTAAGCCTGTACAACAGGAAACACCACAGATCGAAACACCCTGGTAGATAGCAATAATGGGCAGCCCGATACCGGTAACGTGTCCACGTTGCGGAGTTAAACGCAAAGTAGCAAGCGACCGCCTGACTGACTTGTGTGTAAGTTGTAAAGACAACAGGCCAGCACCTAACGCTGAATGGGTGCTGAAAGCCTTATGCCGCAACCATCCACACCCTGACAGGTGGTATCAAGAGGCAACCGATCATGACTCATGGTATGCGCTAGGTGTGTGTGCCGGATGCCCAGTAATCAACGAATGTTTAGAGCACGCGTTGCACCACAACGAAAGGCACGGGGTGTGGGGTGGACTCACCGCACCACAACGCAGACAACTCAGGAAAAGGCAGAAACATGACATGCCATAAATGTCGAGGCGATGGAGTCACCCTAGAACTAGACTTCACAGGTGAAGATGTTGCATGGGATATTTGCCCACGCTGCAACGGTAAAGGCACGCTATGACCTGCGCCGCGTGCAACCGCACACCAATACACAAGACACTATTGTGTAGAGCACACACACGCGCATTTATTGCAGCACTAGAAGAAATAATGTATGCGTCCCTGTTGCTGCCATTGTTTAAAGAACCGGCGGCGACACCACAAGATGAACAGAAAACGAAAGGGAAACGGTTCGACCCCCCGGCACCAGTAAGACTAGAAGTAATTTCGGCGCAAGACATACGCAGCCAACATAGCGACGATACCGCGCCAGTACATGCACGGCTAAGGGAATGGGAGACGCTAGTTATAGAGCAACGCAACCTAGCGCCCAGGCCAGCAACATTTATACATGACTGCGCCAAAGCACTATTGACACACGCCAAATGGATTGCAGCACAAGAATTCGTAGATGACTGCTACCTGGAGGTGATACGCGACCGCGCCGCAATGAACAGGCTCATAGGCGACCACGCACCACGGTCGATAGCGCCATGCCCCATCGTGGAACCTGAACAATGCGAGGGGCTGCTATATCAAGATAGAGCCGGGACACTAGCGGTATCGTGTTCAAAGTGTGGTGCAGTCTGGGACACAGACGACCTAAAACGATTGGGGCTGTTGATAAATAGCCCTAGTGTGCTACTATCAGCAGTGGAGTAGTATGCCTGAAATAAGTGAAGTAGACGAAGCGTTGTTCTGGTCAGCGCACACAAGCCCGCGCCAATGGCAATTTATTGACCGGCTACTAGACATCCGCCAGGAAATTGATGCCGGGGGGATACCCTCAAAAACTTTGGGAGACACCATGAATGCAGATACAACACCCCGCGCCATGATGGAAAAGGCACTACGGGAAGCATCGGGTAACCCCACCAGCGGGGCAGTAGCAGACATTATCCCCACCATGGTTGACGCACTACTAGCCGCCATTGATGGCCCTAAGGCATCACAGCGCGTTGTGAAAGCAACCGAAACACGATAACCCCCGGTGGCCATACTAGGCGTGCCAGCGCCGTGCCTTGACTGCGGAAAACTTTCGACAGGCACTAGGTGTGAAGAATGCAGACTAGAGCGGCAGCGCACCCGCGAGCGTGGCCGTCAACGTGGACAAAGACATTACGACAACGAATACCGCAAACGCGCCAAGATTATCCGCGACACCGCAGAAATTTGTTGGATATGTGGAGAGGGCGCACGCGAAAATGACGGGTGGACTGCCGACCATCTTCACCCTGGTCAGAAAGACTCACCACTAGCGCCAGCACACAGGTCATGTAACTCCCGTAGAGGCAACACACCACTAGAGCACACGCGGGGGAGGGGACACCCCCAGAGTGGGGCAAAACCTCACTAGAGGGCACATGACAGTACCCCATTGATACCCCTCTTGTGTGTGGCCGCAGTTCAATAATTTTGGTAGTTCAATGTTTAATTACCTGCGCTAGGAGTGATCATGCCTAACCATCCCAAACCCGTCGAGGTGAAGCGTCGGCAGGGTAACCCTGGCAAGCGTAGCCTGCCTAAGGGTCTCGCGGCGTTGCCGCCTGTGGTTGGTAGTCCCGATCCTGTTAGGCCGTTGGCGGGTGCTGGTTTGGCGTTGTGGGAGCGCGTGTGGGCGTCTGGCGCGTTGTGGGTTGCGCCCACTACCGATATCGAGTTGGTGCAGTTGGTTTGCGAGACGGTCCAAGAGCGTGAGGGCTTGCGCGGTTTTGTGCTGTCTGGTGAGGCTGACTGGCGTGACCGTGTGGCGCTGCGTTCACTAGATAGTGAGTTGCGTTCCATGCTGTCTTTGTTGGGGTTTACGCCTACGGATCGGACGCGGTTGGGTGTGGCGGAGGTGCGTGAGGTGTCGAAGTTGGAGGCGTTGCGCGCTCGCAGGAATGCATGATGGACGGGTGGCCCCCTAGGATTCTTACACCTGTGCCGGTGGAGGATATTGCTCGCGGGGATGGCGAGTTGGTTACTGAGTTCATTGAAGCGTTGTGCCCGCAGGTAAAAGATTCTGTGGGGGGTCGCGCGGGCGAGCCGTTGCTGTTGCGTGACTGGCAGAAACAGTTGGTGGGTAACGTGTTTGCGCGTCGGCCGGATGGTCGGTTGCGGCATCGTTCATCATTAGTGTTGCTACCGCGCAAATCTGGTAAGAGTGCGTTGGGTAGTGGCATCGCGTTGTATTCGTTGATGATGTCTGGTCAGGGTGCTGAGGTTTATTCGGCTGCTAGTGATCGTGAACAGGCGCGGATTGTTTTTGGCGCTGCTAAAGCGATGATTGAATCGTCGCCGGAATTGCGTGCTAATACTAAACTTTTCCGTGACGCGATAGAGGTACCTGAGACCGGTAGCGTGTACCGAGTGTTGTCTAGTGATAGTTCTAGGCAGGAGGGTTTGTCACCTAATCTGGTTGTGTTTGATGAGTTGCACGCGCAACCTAATCGGCGCATGTACGACGTGCTCAGTCTTGCGATGGGTGCACGCCCTGAGGCAATGCTATTGGCGATCACTACGCCGGGTGTTAAGTCTGATTCGTCTGGTCAAGATTCTGTCGCGTATGCGTTGTGGCAGTACGGTAAACGTGTGGCCGATGGTGAAGCCGATGATGATAGTTTTTTCATGGCTCATTGGGGTGCGCCTGAAGATGCTAACTACCGTGACCCTGAAGTGTGGCGTGCCGCCAACCCTGGGTATGGAGACTTACAAGACGTTGACGATTTTGAATCGGCAATGAAACGCACACCGGAAGCGGAGTTCAGGACTAAACGTTTAGGCACATGGGTTAACGCTCAGACGGCGTGGTTACCGTCTGGCGCGTGGGATACGTTGCCGGAAACTGTTGCGCCCGTTGATGATACGCCGGTTGTGGTCGGATTCGATGGGTCGTTCTCGAATGACTCTACGGCGCTTGTGGGTTGCACGATTGAAGACGTACCGCGTATGTGGTTGATCAAAGCGTGGGAACGTCCACCGGGTGCCCGCGACGATTGGCGTGTGCCTATCGGTGAAGTTGAACACGAGGTATTGAGTTTACCTTCGCGATGGAATGTGGTGGAGATCGCGTGTGATCCTTATAGGTGGTCGCGTGAGATTGAGTCATGGGCCGCAGCGGGTTTACCTGTCACCGAGTTTGTTACGTCGTCGCCTGCGCGTATGGTTCCTGCGACCGCTAAGTTCTATGACGCGGTAACGGGTGAGGGTGTCACGCATGACCATGATCCTTTACTAGCAAGGCATTTGAATAACTGTGTGGTGCGCACTGATCGGCTTGGCCCGCGTATCACAAAAGAGCATAAGATGTCCCCGCGTAAGATTGATGCGGGTGTGTGTGCTGTGATCGCGTTCGATAGGGCTACTGCCCGTAGGGAAAACCCTGCGACGCCGCCTAAGGTGGCGTTCTATGTTTAGGAGTTTTGAATGCTGGCAACACTTTTACAACTGCTAGGGGTAGTGGCTGTCACGGTTGGGGCTGGCCTGATTGCGTTACCGGCTGGGTTTGTTGTGGGTGGCCTGATGTTGATGACTGTTGGTTTAGCGATGGAGAGAGGCTCTAGCGATGCTCAATAATTTGTTGCGTTCGAACGAGTCTCGCGCTATCACTTTTCAGTCAATGTTTGAGATGGGTATACCTGTCTCGCAGGGAACACGTTCAGGTGTGAACGTGAACACCGATGAGGCGTTTCGTATTAGTGTTGTGTATGCCGCTATCAGGTTGATCAGTGACGTGTGTTCCACACTCCCGGTTGATGCGTATGTCCGTGAGGAGGGCGAGCGTAAAGCGTTGCGCCCTAAGCCCCGTTGGGTTACCGACCCTGAACCCGATCAGGGCGTGACGCGCATTGATCACTACCAAGCGTTGCATGTGAGTCTTGCTACCGACGGGAACGCGTTTATCCGCAAGGTGTATGACCTGCGCGGTGAGTTGATTTCTCTGTCCGTACTTGACCCGCGTAAGGTACGCATAGACCGAAACAGTGATGGCCGTATCGTGTTCCACTACGATGGCGAACGCGAGTCAGTTACGTTGACTGAAGATGACGTGGTGCACATCACTGACTTGCGTCGCCCTGGCCAGTTGCGGGGTGTGTCACGGATTCACGAATTGCGCGAGACTCTAGGTCTGGCAAAAGCTTTGGAGTTGTTCTCTGCCGCGTTCTTTGGGAACGGCACTACGACTCAGGGCGTCATAGAGGTTCCTCATGAGATCACCAAAGAGCAAGCGAAAGCGTTGCAGGACGGTTGGGAAACTGGACACCGTGGCCTGAAGAATAGCCACCGTCCCGGCGTGTTGTCTGGTGGCGCAAAGTTTCAGAAAACTGGTGTAGATCCTGAGCAGGCGCAGATGCTCGCTTCACGCGAGTTCATGGTGGAAGAGATCTGCCGCGTGTGGCGTATCCCCCCTCACCTGTTGCAGTCAACTAAACCCGGCTCCATGTCTTACGCCAGCGTCGAGGAATTGTCGAAAGCGTTTGTGACGTATACGATTCTGCCGCTGATTGCAAAAATTGAAGACGCCTATTCAAGGCTGTTGCCTGGTGAAGCGTTCCTTAAATTCAATGTTGATGGTTTGCTGCGGGCGAATTTGCAGGATCGTTACGCGGCGTACTCGCAAGGCATTCAGGCCGGGTTCTTGAACATTAACGATATCCACCGGGTGGAAGATATGCCAGCGGTTGAAGGTGGAGACACTTACCGTGTGCCGCTCGCGAACGTGGACGTAAACGCTGCGGCACTAACAGAAACAAAGATCAAAGTAGACATGGCATCTAAACTTGTAATTGCAGGTTTCGACCCTGAGGCCGCGCTGGTCGCAGTTGGTCTACCAACCATTGAGCATACGGGCGTGCTGAGCGTCCAACTACAGCAGGAGGGCTAATGCCGTTAACGTCTGGGCGTGTAACCGTAGGCACTGCAACACCTGTGCAGATCGACGGATCAAGCGCTAACCCTGAGCCTGCGCGTAAATTTTTCGAGACACAAGCAGAACTATTGAGGGAGCAAAACACCGTGCAGGCATTAGAGACTCGTGAACTTGTGACAGAGCCGCTAGAGTTTAGAGCGGCCACGACAGATGACAGCATTGGCACTTTCGCGGGTTACGCTATCCGCTACGATTCGCCTAGCCTGCCGCTGCCATTCACTGAAAGAGTTGCACGCGGTGCGCTCACCCGCACACTGAAGTCCCGCAACGACATCCGCATGTATGTCAATCACGATGATCGTATGGTGTTGGCGTCGACGCGCTCTAAGACTTTACGCCTAGAAGACAGAGACGATGGCCTGTACGTTGAGGCAGATTTGCCGGACACAACTTATAGCCGCGATCTCCAAGAACTGATGCAGCGCAAGGTCGTTGATACTATGAGTTTCGGTTTTTCTACTGTGCGTGATTCGTGGTCTGACGATGGCGGCGAACGTACGCTAGATGAGATCCGTTTGCATGAGGTGTCTGTGGTTACTGGTGTTGCCGCTTACCCGGCTACGTCTGCGGCTGTCCGGTCGTGGCTTGTGCCAGCCAAACGCGCAGAGGTTGATCCTGCTGCGCTCGCTGATGCTATCGCGAAAGTTAATGCGGCAGAGACGTTATCGGACGATGACGTTGATCTGTTGATGATGGTTATAGATGCTTTGCGCAAACCTAGCGACGTTTCGCTTGAGGACGTTGCCGAGTTGTCCGACACGTTGGACGTGCTCAATAGTTTAGACACGCAACGCAACATAAACAATGATGCGCGTTTGCGTTTGCAGTTGCTTGAGCGGCATCTGAAATTGTCTTAGTTTTCTTGGCTACCGGAGCCGGTGGCTGAGGCGTCGCGTGCGGAGCCGCATTCGGCAAAACCCTTACAACACAACAATTATAGAAGGAGTTCGCATGTCATATTTGCAGCGTCTAGTTGACGCTCAGAATAGTGACCTGCACGCGGCCCGTTCATTTATTGATCGCGCCGACGCTGAAGGTCGCGAGATGTCCGTAGAAGAACGCACCGCGTGGGATTCTCTCAATGGTGAGATGGACACACGTCAGTCACACATTGATCAGGTTAAGTCCGACGCTGACCGTCGGGCTTACACGATGGAGATTGCCCCGGAGGTTGCTGAAGTTCGCTCCACACCAGAGCGCAGCGGCGTGTCTGAGCAGTTGCGTGCACTGGTAAACGGTGAGGCACGTTCAATGAACATTGAGCGCCGCGACCTGAACACCAGTGATGATGCAGCCGTTGTGCCGCAGTCATTCCTGCCCCGCTTGCAGGAAGCAATGATTACGGTTGGCCCGATGCTTGACGGTAACGTAGTTACGTTGATCAACACCGAATCTGGTGAGGATCTGCGTATTCCGGTTGAGGCTACGCGCCCCGCCGCTACCGCTATCGCTGAAGCGACCACAATCACTGCACTCGACCCCACGTTCTCCAGCATCACGCTGAAGTCACAGAAGGTCGCTGTTCTCACTAAGGCTAGCCGTGAGTTGCTTACCGATGCAGGCTTCGACATTGAGGGTTACCTTGCCCGCATGTTTGGTATTGCGTTGGGCCTCAAGGTTAATGCGCTGCTCACTGTCGGTACTGGCACTGTGCAGCCAAATGGTCTTGTGGTTGCTGCTGGCACGGGCGTTACTGGTGGCACGGGTGTCACTGGTGCTTTCACTGCGGATAACCTGATTGACCTTGCACACTCGGTCAATGGGTCGTATGTGCGGATGGGTGGCGCGTGGCAGATGAATCGCCAGACTCTAGGTGCTGCACGGAAACTCAAGGACGGTCAGGGCGCTTACCTGTTCCAGCCTGCGGCAACTGTCGGAACTCCCGATAGCCTGCTCGGTTTCCCGATCTTCGATAACCCGGACATCCCCGCCATCGGCACGGCTAACAAGTCTGTGACGTTTGGTTGGCACGGTTCGTACCATGTCCGTCAGGTTGGCGGCATTGAGATCGCCCGTTCAGACGATGCCTACTTCGCATCCGATGAAATTGGTTTCCGCGCAACCATGCGGATCTGGGGCGACCTTGGCCAGCAGGAAGCCGTCAAGGTGTTCCGTGGCGGTACTGCTTAACCAGTAAAGTTCTTGCGTATCAACGTATTCCCTGCGTGTTGATATGTGAGATGTAAGCCGCTAGGTGGGGCGCACTCGCAGGTTGCACTCCACCTAGCACCCACCTGCGAACAGTAAAGGAATCTGCGATGAAAACTTTAGCGACACTGTGGGCGTCTAATGCTGCTTGGGCTGCAACAGGTTACGGGCAGCAAACTAAACAGGTCACGTCACGGATGGTTAACGATGGGCACTCTGTGGCGGTCGCGGTTAACTATGGCCTAGAAGCGACTATGAGCGAGTGGGAAGGCATTGAACATTTCCCACGTGGGTTTGACGCGTATTCGCAAGATGTCCTACCCGCGTATTACGCTGACTGGGCGCGGCAACACCTTGGCCAAACACCTTTGCTGGTAACGCTTTACGACACCTGGGTGTATTCAAACCCTGGCCTAGACACTATCCCTATCGCGTCGTGGGTGCCTATCGATCATCTGCCTGTCCCACCTAAGGTAGCGCAGTGGTGCGCGAAAGATAACGTGACACCTATCGCCATGAGTCACTACGGCGCGGCCCAACTAACAGCCGCCGGTATTGAACACCTGTGCATACCTCACGGCATTGACACAAACACTTTTAAACCTACTGCCACAATCGAAGACGCGTCAGGCGTCGCCCGTACTGGCAGAGAGTTGATGAACATTTCTGACGATGACGTGCACGTTACGGGAATCATTAACGCGAATAAGGGTACAAGCCCGGTGCGTAAGGCTTTCGGTGAGCAGTTGCTGGCGTGGTCAATGTTTGCAAGCAATAAGCCTGACGCCCACCTGTACATTCATTCGGAGATATCTGGCGCAATGGGCGGTATTCCGTTGCAACCATTGATCGATTCGGTAGGGATCAACAAAAATCAGGTGCATTACGTTAATCAGTATTTGCTGCGCACTGGTATACCGAATGACGCTATGGCCGCTATCTACACGGGTCTAGATGTGTTGCTTGCCGCTACGTTGGGTGAGGGTTTCGGGTTGACTGTCGCGGAGGCTGAGGCCTGCGGCACAAGAGTTATTGTGAATAATTTTACTGCTCAACCTGAGTTAGTTGTGGATGGTTGGAAGGTGTCTGGGCAACCGTTGTGGGATGCCGCTCAGGGTGCATGGTTTAACACACCGAGTGTTCACGACATGGCCCGAGCGTTGGAAGAATCGTACGACCGTAAAGACGATAAGCATTCCGCTGACACGCGTGCACACATTGTTGATAACTATGATGCTGACAAAATTTATAATGAGTTGTGGCGTCCCGCGTTGGCGGGGTTCGCTGACCGGGAGGAATGAAACATGGCTATTACTAACGGTTACGCGACACTGGCGCAAGTGAAAGCCGCCGCACGAATCACAGACACAGTAGACGATGAACTATTGGAATTGTCGATTGAGTCCGCGTCAAGAATGATTGACCAGCATTGCGCCCGTAGGTTTTTCACTGACGGTGTAGAGACTCGCGTGTATCTCGCGCAAAACAGTTACACGGTAGATATTGATGATGTTGCTAGTGTCACATTGACTTTGCGTACAAGTGACGATCTAGATGGCGTGTACGATACGACGTGGAGCGCGTCAGATTATCAACGTGAGCCGTTGAACAATCGAAGCAATGGGGTGGTGTTTCCTACGACTAAATTGCGTGCTATAGGTGACTACCTGTTTCCGGTTGGTTGGTATCGTGAGAATCTTGGCGAGGCCAGCGTTCAGGTCACGGCAGAGTTTGGGTTTGCGTCTGTCCCTACCGATGTTGTGCAGGCGTGTATCCTCATGTCTCTGAGGCTGTTTAAGCGTTTCGACAGTGTGCTAGGTGTCGCGGGTATCGGGCCGGACATGGGTGTCATTAGGGTGTCGCGTGTGGACGCTGACGTTGCTGCGATCCTTGCACCTTTCCGCCGTGACCCTGTAGGTGTCGCGTGAGCATTAACAGTATCCGTAACGGCCTAGGAGACAACCTGGCGGCCATAACAGGGTTGAGGGTTTCTCCATATATCCCAGACGATATCGCGCCCCCTGTGGCCGTTGTAGGGTCTGCAACGATCACTTACGATACGGCGTTTCGCAACGGGCTACACACCTATGAATTTCCTGTGACTGTGATTGTGGGGCGCACGTCTGAACGTAACGCGCAGAACCGTTTAGATGCTTACGCTGATCCTGATGGCGCTGCCAGTGTGAAAGCGGCTATAGAAGCCGACCGAAGTTTGGGGGGTTCTGCCCAGACCCTTCAGGTTACCCGCACGAATGGTAATCAGATAGTGCAAGTGGGCGAAACTGTTTATGCCGCAGTGGAATTCACTGTGGTTGTCTATGCCTGAGGAGGCACACAATGGCGACATTTGTCGTTACCGATCCCGTTATCGAGTTCGCGGGCAGCACAGTCTCATCGTCGTGTGCTTCCGTGTCTATTAGTTTGGAAGCCGCTGACGTTGATGTCACCAACTTTGGCAGTGGCGGATGGAATACCCGCATCGGTGGGCTGAAGTCAGGTTCAGTTGATTTCGAGTTTCACCAAGACTTTGGCGCTGGCGGCATTGATTCGCTGATGTGGCCTAACCTTGGCGGCACTGCTGCTGTTAAGGTGCGCCCCGGTGGTACTGCCGCTATTGGCACCACCAACCCTGAGTACCAGTTCGATGTGCTTGTGTCGCAGTATAACCCGGTGGATTCAGCGGTTGGCGATCTCGCTACCGTGAGTGTGTCTCTGCCGATCAGCGGTGAAGTTACACGCGCCGTAGCACCAGCCTAATTTTGTCCTAGCATCTACCTGCGATTGGAGTGTAATTCTGATGATGCGTTTCACGATGTCTGTTCAGTATGAGGACGGGGCCGACGCTACTGCGGTGGCGTCGGTACCCGACCTGCTCGCGTTTGAACGTCAATTTGATAAGCCTATTACGGAGTTCGGTTCAGGTTTGAAACTTGAATGGATTCTGTGGCTTGCTTGGCACGCGTTGCAGCGCAACGATAAAGCGGGCAACGATTTTGAAAAGTGGGTGAAGACGGTCGCTAATGTGACTGTTGGTGATTCGGAGGATAACAAAATTGTCCCTTTGGAGAGCAGTCAACCCATTGGGCTGTAGTGCATTTGGCGTATGAGTGGGGTTGTTTGCCTAGTGA